CAGAGTTACCCTGCGGCCGTATCGCCGCCAACCGGACAGGGAATCCGGCTTGTCGCCTGGCCGGGCTAGGCGGCTGAGAGTAATTCTATCCGACTATGATCTGGGTGCGCTCTCTTTGGCGACTGAGCACAAGTCGTCGGGCTCGTGGCAGGGGAATAATAACTTGCCGCTATATGGCGCACCCGGACTCATAAGTATATGTGGTTGCAAGAATCACGGCGGATTGAGCACGGGGCCGAAGACGGCGGAAGGAATCGAGTGCATCCAGCACGCCGTCACGAAAGCATGGGCGATACTCGAAGCAAGGCCAAATCGGTCGCCCAGAGCCACCTTACAATTTGTTCTGATAGAATGCCGAACATGCGGAAGGTACCGACCGGTATGTTAATCCTGGTGTTACTCTCGCTGGGCGTCCCAGCGTTGGCCGACCTAGCCGCCGGGCAGCGGGCCTATGCGGTCGGCGACTATGCAGGGGCGCTCAGGGAGTTCCTTCCATTGGCGCAGCAGGGCAATGCGACTGCCCAGTTGAACATCGGCGACCTTTATAACGAAGGCCACGCCGTTCCGCAGGACTACCAAGAGGCTGCGCGCTGGTACCGCTTAGCAGGGGAACAGGGCAACGCGTGGGCTCAGTTGAACCTCGGAGTGTTATACGGCAAAGGCCAGGGCGTGCCGCAAGATTACAAGGAGGCGGCACACTGGTACCGCTTGGCAGCCGAACAAGGCAACGCGTGGGCTCAGTCTAACCTTGGTGTGATGTATGTGGAAGGCCAAGGTTTGCCTCGCGATGCTGTAGAGGGTACGCGCTGGTTGCGTTTGGGTGCGGAACAGGGCAATGTTTACGCGCAGTCAAACCTTGGTCTCCGGTATTTGAATGGACAGGGTGTCCCCCAGGACTATATTCAGGCCCACATGTGGTTTAATCTTGCCGGTGCGAGCGGGAACGCGGAGGGTATCAAGAATCGGGATGCGGTTGCCCGTAAGATGACACCCGCGCAAATCGCTGATGCTCAGAGGCTCGCTCGGGAGTGGAAGGCGAAAACGAACAAGTAAGCCCGACGCGATATGGAGTTCCCGAAGTCATTATGAGTGTCCGTCTAACCCTGCTCTCATTTTCTGCGTCGTTTCTGGCCATGTTAGGCTGCTCCAGGCCGAAAGAAAATCTCTTCGTGTGGGACCGACCCAGTTCCCCAATCTCCAATCTTCCAATTCAAAAATCCGCGACATGTAGATTCAAGAAAGGACTCAGCGTCAGCTTTCAGAAGGCTCCCACGAAAGAAGAGCCAAACGGACCAGAGCGAGTTTATTACTCGGCATCCAATGAGGATGAAACCGACACGGTCGCGTTTCTTGATTTTGGATACCAGCACCCCAAAGGTTCAATCTAATGGGGGTCAGGCATCGCTCAAGGTGCTATATAAGGACCGTCAGTTGGTGACTCTTGTCCACAGCGGCGATTCTTCTGACGGCAGCGAAGTGTACTCAATCTTCCTAGACAAGGGGGTTGTAATTTTGAGCCAGCAGAAAGACGCACTACTAATTGGTCCCTTTGGGGTGATCGAAATGGGTTACTGCAACTGAGCGGTCCTCTCTATAAACGAAATTCAATGTGATTCGATGCTGTTACAGAGAGGAACGAACGAGCGAATCGAAGCTGAAGCTGACTGGTGTTTGGATCGTGCTAGCTTCAGGGGCCTTGTTTCGATGAGGCTTGATGGGACGCCCCGGATAGCCGGAGCTGAAAAGATCGTAATTCGCGAACCGTCACGGTCGCGCAAGAATCACAATCGGCTCGCCAACATTCGCTGGCTCGACGATATGGTGACTAACTGGTTTGCGAGCAGCGCCAAGGTGGTTAAAGCCGTCCGAGCAGGATTTGCCTTCATCCAGATGTCCGGATTCACGAGGCACATGGTAGCTAGTTCCCTAAACGGCGAGGTATCCGGCGCTAGACTCTCCAGGCCTCGCATGGAGGTAGCGACTTGTGGTCGCCACCGACCTGTGCCCCAGCGTGGCCTGTACTAGGTGAATCGGAGCGCCGCGATCAAGCGCATGTGAAGCGTGAGCATGCCGGAGCCAGTGCGTTGTCACGTTGGTGGCAATCCCGGCCCGCTGGCTGGCGTCCTTCACAATTCGTAGCACCCGTGAGCGTTCGAGCGGCTTGCCCGAACGGGACGCGAACACTGGCGTGTCGGCGGCCGCTACGCCACGCAGGGCGGTCAGTTGGCACCATACGGCAGCTGGCAGCATAACGACGCGCGTGCGCCCGCCCTTGCCGTGAACCAGAATCTGGCCGGCCTTGCCGCGAGCCTGCAGGTTGCGCCAGCGAAGCCCGCACGCCTCTGACACGCGCAGTCCAGCCACATAAAGGACCGTAAGAAGTACCCGATTGCGCTCATCCGGCTCCAGGGCAATCAACCGCTGCACGTCCTCCTGGGCCATGATGCGCTCCGAGAGCGGATTGTCGGGGCGGGGCAGCTCCAGCCCGTTCGCGGGATTACCGCAATATCCGATGCGCTGGGCAAACCGAAAGAGACTGCGGACTGCAGCAAGCGTGCGGCCTTGGGAGATCGGCGCGAGGCCCGAGCTGGCCAGCGTTTCCGCGAAACGCTCTAGATCAAGAGCGCTGGTATCCCGAAGCTTCAGGCCCGTCGAGCCAAGTAGACGGCGAATGTCGCGCAGGTAGACGCTCCTGGTCAGTGGACTGCGTTGGCGCTGGGCCCAGAGTTCGATGACGTTGGCGTCGGTCAATCCGGGGGAGGGCAGGGGAACGATGGTCTCCATAACTGTACTTATGTAGCGTTCGCGCATGTGAACACATTCGCTCAGAAAGCCAGCGGAAAGCGACGGAAATCCGCGCGTGCGCGGGATTTTCGCGAGAATCCACTGGAGGATCGCCGTTTCATCGCCTCGTCGCGATGCGGTTCACATTCTGCTTGCGTTTCTTGCCGACCGGAGTGATCCATGTGGTCACCGCGGTAATCAACCGCCAAGGAGAAACACATGATCGCGAACACAGCAGCACCTGAAAACGCCCCTGCCACGGCTGAGGCTCCAAAAGCCCCCACGAAGGCCCGTGTTGGCGCACGTCGCGCCAGCGTCGCGCCCGCTAAGGGCAAAGCGGCCAAGAAGGCCACGTCGGCCAAGAAAGCGCCCAAGGGCGCGAAGAAAGCCACCGGCGCGCGCGACGGCAGCAAGACGGCCAAGATCCTCGATCTGCTGCGCCGGAAGGACGGCACAACCCTGGCACAGATGATGAAAGTGACCGGATGGTTGCCGCATTCGGTCCGGGGTTTCATTTCGGGTACGGTCGGCAAAAAGATGGGGCTGACCGTCGTCTCCGCCAAGGGGGAGGACGGCGTGCGCAACTACTCGATCAAAGCCTGAAGCGCACCAGCGTAGTTTTGATCCTCGCCGCCGGTTTCAACGCCGGCGGCTTTTTTGTCCGCTCATTTTCGAATCCTAAACTCTCCCGACCAAAGTCCGAAAGGCCTGTGCCAGCGGTCAACTTCGTCCGGCGCGCCGATTTAACCAACCAAATGGACGCTGGCTGTCAGCGGTCTCAACCGAGAGGTTTAACCCATATTTTGACGTAAATAGCCCCATACTCACCCGCGAAGTCTTCGAGAACTGCGACATTGTGAAGATCGCGGCCTTGATACAGGAGCAACGGCGGCTTCTTTTGTCTCGGTCGTTTGCCGCGTCTCACTGGCGCCTTCAAAAGCCAGTTATGGCTGCACTTGTTCCGAAGGGTGTTCAACTCGATTAGTTGATTTTGGGTTCTTTCGCTCAGCAAACCGAGTGCAGCAGCAAAGTTCAGCTTCATGTCGAACCCGAGGCTCCCCGCACCAAAGAGCACTCTGCGGAGCGCGCGCCCCCGTCTGCTACGAATCCTACGCATTCGTTCTTCGGACTTTACATTCAGGACTCGGCACATGATTTGTGAGTTGAGAACTTCCTCAATGGCGGTATGCAGCTGCAAAACAGTAGATCGGACCATGTCGTCTCGCTTCCGCTCCAGCATACCGGCATACAAGTAGCGATCAGCATTCTGGTTTACGCCATAGAAGAATTGATCGATGTCTCTAATCTCTCGCGTTAGTCTGGTGATCTTCGTTTCAATTGGCGACCGGCTCGTCACTTGTCTTATACTCCCTCCGTGAAATTGTCCCGACCCCGCTTCGTTATTGGATCATCCAGCGAAGCCATTGTTCAAGATCATCACGGGTGGGGAGCGCGTGACCATCAGTGATCGTGACCCAGTAATATTCGTCCACGAGTTTGACTAACGAACCGCTAGAACCAGGGACGAGTTGCGAAATGTCGGTCAAACTGAGGCCCAGCCGTGCCGCATCCACCTCTAATTCTGAAATCTCCCCTGCTACGTGCTGGAGGAAATCCGAATAGATTTGCCCCGCAGTCCCTGTCGATAGTCCACGTTTACGGATGAACCAAATTCTGATTGCAGAGTCCCAGATGGGCAGCGCATGTGGCCGAAGTGCGTGCGAGGTTTTTGCGGCCGCTGTGTCTTGGAAATTTAGTCCCGACCCGAGATGTAACAACCCTTCGTATGAGTCCCCGATCAGCGCACGCTCGCTATCGTTTAGAGAAAGAATGTTTCTGCTGGCATCAGGTAATTGAGGAATCCACAGGATTGCCCATTGTTGGAGACGTATTTGCAGCGTGGAAAAATTCTTCTCGGGGATGCGGCAGCGCCAGTCGTTTAGGAATCGCATTAAGCTGTCTTGCCGTGCTTGGGAGGCCAAATCTGGATTCGGCCCGAGAGCCTTGCGCATCCGGTCGTATGCCCCGTCGAACTGACCACGATAGAGGCGGCAGGCGTATGACAATTCGTATAGTTTCATGTCTCAGGTTAAGTTCGTATGGTATCGCCGATATTAGCCGTGGGGAATGGACGCAAGGGACCGTTGTGAAACACGCCCAACTGGCCGAATCACGAGCAAAGCGCCGTGCGCACGGTTTTCCGACCGAAAGCTTGAGTTTCGCCTCCTGAAATCCTGTTCTCCACCTTGGTCTGCGATGCAACCGTTTCTTCTCGGCCTCCTCAAATAACCTGAATGCCATCGCCCTCGCGGTCGGGTCCTGGTAGGTATCGAAGATTTGGGGCTGCCTAGGCGGCATGCCTATTTAAGCTTCTTGCGACTCGAGTACACGATTAGCCACATCGCGAACATGACGAGTATCAAGGTGATTACATTGCTCATGTTCCCCGAGTCCATCACCATTAAGCATGCTCCAAACCGATGGATTACTGTTCCTTTTGCGGTTCATAAACACCAGGATGATTGTTAAGCCAAAACAACGCGATCCCGAAAATGGTCGATTCCATTTGTTGCTCGATCTTGCCTACCAGTCCCGGTGCAAGGCCAGTTTTGCTCTGGCGGACGCGGAGGAGACCGCCAGAGCGGGAAGCAGCTACTACTCCTCTAATAGCTGTTTCTGTGTGCGTGGGTTCACTCTACTGCTACGGTTTAGACGAATCAATGGACCATTGGGACTAAGGACCTCGTTCAGGGCGGGCCCTTCTTGGAGCACTAGGCGATACGGCGGCGCGACCCATTTCCTCTGTCACACGAAGCCGACTTCACGGCCAAGCGGCCCTCCACCTCGGCCTGCGGTGCAAGCGCTTCTTTTCATCTCGCTCAAATAACCTGAATGCCATCGCCCGCGCGGTCGGGTCCTGGTAGGTGTCGAAAATCTCCCGCATGCGTACTTCCCTGGGAGCCAGTGTTCTCGGGTTCTGCATCGACTTGTAGCCGTATCGCAGGCAATCGCCCACGTCGTCGTGAAGCGTGTTCGTCTTGAGCACATCTTCGAGCCTGCCAGGATGGATGTTGTCGCGCGTTAGCAGGGGCATCGCGGAAATGATCTGGGAGCAGTTCGCGCTGACGAGCAGCAGCGGGCCTTGCTTCGCGCGCTCTTCATCTACGGTTGCGCCGCGCAGCGCGCAGGTTTGCCGAAACCCGTTGTACATCAACCGCCATCCACCGATGCGGTCATCGTCGGCGGGGTCGGGTGCCGGAAGCCCGTGTCTGCGGAAGACGGCCCCCATCTGCTCCGCGACTGTGTGGGCGCTTCCGCGCTTCGCCCACGCATCTGGTGAGAGAAACTCGCGATGAACCAGCCTTCGCTCATCGGCGGGCGTTAGCTCGACCATCATCCCCGCGAAATCCGCCTCGGCGGTCGCGTTCACGACCAGTTCCCGGTAGACGACCACCACGTCGATAGGCCAATCTGATGAGCCGCCGAAGAATCGCGCGAAGTTCTGCGGCGAAAGTTTACCTGTTGCGAACCACAGATGAACCGCGTTGTGAGCAAACCCCCAGTCGGTCGCTGTCCAGCGCGTCCACCAGGGCTGGATCAGCTCCTGCGTCTCATTGACCGACAGGATGCATTTCGATTCGTCCCATACGCCAGAGAAGTACTGGCCGGCGAAACTATCGAAGCTCCCCATCAGGTGACCGGCTCGAATCGATTGTGGAAGTTCGTTCAGCTTGCGTCCGTACTGGCTCCGCTCGATGAAAAGCTGGAAGCGGTCATCGTTCGGCAGGGCATAGTAAGCAGCCTCCGAGATTTCGCCGGTACCGCGCAGCCATTCGTAGTTGTCCCACCCGTAGCTTTGGATGAAGGCATAGTCCGAGGCCCGCTCCTTCCCCTGATACTGCTTCAACCAGAATACGCGCCTGAGAAACTCCGTCCCGCAACCGCCGGGGTTAAAGAAAAGCCCCATCTTGCAAAGCCCGTCTGGAACGCCGGGAGCGCGGTTTCGAGTGTTGATCGTTCGCAGTTCTCCTTCGCTGAACTGTTCCGCCTGATCAATGAAGATGTCGAAGAATTCAGGGCCGTAGAATTTACGATCAACCTCCATGCTGTTCTCGGCGTACATGAACTTGATGCGACTGCCGTTAGGCAGCAGGATCTCGTAATCGGTTGAGTTGTAATACTTGCGAAGCTCCGGATACTCCTCCCAGAACTTCTGGATGTGGTTCTCTTTGACGTCGGCAAGAACGCGCCGCATGATGACGCCGATGGTCTTGGGATACTTCCCGCGGCGCAGCAGCATGATGCGCCGGATCGCGCCGGACTTGGCCCCACCGAGCGCCCCACCATATCCGATCCAGGTCGCCACATCGGGGCCGCGGGCTTCCATCAGGCGAGCAAGCTCAATCTGTTTCGGTTGAAGGGCTACATCGAGCACTGAACTACTCCGGCTTCGGATCGAGCACGGACCGCACGAGCATCTGAAGGCCGCCACCGCCGGGACCGCTGTGCTCGATCTCCTGCCTCTCCTTCCAACCAGCGCGGCACTTTAGCCAGAAGAACGTGGCCGCCGGGGGATCACCCGCCATAGCCATCTGGTAGGCCTTGTTCGCCACGGCGGCATTGGCTTTGTCTGAGGCCGTGTCCAACTCATGCCGGAAGTGCTTGCGGAGCGTCTTGCCATCAATCCCGCTCGTCCCTAGGCACTTGCCGATAGCAACATGGGTGAATCCGGTCGCCGCCATGCTGCGGACAGTATTCCGGTCAGCTTCGGTCGGTTCGTACTGTGGGCGTCCTTTGGCCATTTTTATGAACGGGAAATATCCGTGGCAGGCTCCCCGCTAAGCCGCTCCGCCTTGATCTCCGCAAACGTGCGCCCGTCGCTGTTGAGCGTCGCCTGTTTCCCTGTGAGTTTCTCCCATCGCATCACCACCTGGTCCACGAATCGTGGCTCAATCTCAATCCCGCAACAAACCCTGCCAGTTAGCTCGGCAGCAGCGAGGGTCGTGCCCGAGCCCAGGAACGGCTCCCACACAACGTCTCCGCGCTTGGTGTGGTTGAGGATGGGCCGGCGCATCAACTCGATTGGCTTTTGCGTTGGATGGTCTATCTTTTCCTCCGTTGACCCGCCCATGATCATCTTGGGAGATGCCGCGTCCCAGATCGTGCTCTGGTCGCGGCTGCCCAGCCAGTGGGCGGTTTTGCCGCGTCGGACGCCGTACCAGCAGGGTTCGTGTTTCCAGTGATAGGCCTGCCGGGACATCGCAGCGGCGGTTTTGTTCCAGATGATCTGCTGGCGCACGTGAAAGCCGATACGGTCCAGTCCCACCGCTACTTCGACTAGGTGGCTGGTCGCGTGCCAGACGTACACCACATCGAGAGACGGAACGAGAGCAAACGCGTCAGACCAATCAGCTTTTGTGTCACCAGAAATGGTGGTAGCAGTGTGGCCTTCGATCCTCTGCTTCATGTATGATTTCGCTGCAGGTCCCATCTCGTTGTGGCCGGCGCGGTCCCGCCACTCCATGTCTAGGGAAATTCCATAAGGAGGATCTGTGACCATCAGGAACGGTTTGTGTGGTCCGAGCGCGAGTTCGACCGTCTCGGGTTTGGTTGTATCACCGCAAACGACACGGTGCGGGCCGCAGAGCCACAGATCGCCGAGGCGCGAAGCTGGAACTTCGGGGAGTGGCGGTACTTCATCCTCGGCCGGGTCCGGCGTGAGTGTGAAGGCATCAATTTCACGCTGGTCGAATCCAGTCAGGGTCAAGTCGAAGTCGAGCGCCTTCAGTTCGGCGAACTCCAGTACTAGTGCGTCGGGGTCCCAGTCTGCCCAGCCCACACTGCGATTCACCATCAGCCGGAAGGCTCTCACTTGCGCGTCGGTCCACCCGTCGCAGGGGACCACGGGCACCTCGCGCATCCTTTCTGCGATGGCGCCTTTTAGCCGCAGGTGCCCATCGATGACTTCACCGTCCGACTTCGCGAGGATCGGAACGGCGAAGCCGTACTCGCGAATGCTGGCGCGGATCTGCTCGACAGCCTTGTCGTTTTTTCTGGGATTGCGCTCGTAGGGCTTCAGGCGTTCGGTGGGCCAGTATTCGACGCGGAGGCGGTGTGGAGCGTAGGCAGTCGCGCGTTCATCCGGCTGGCTGGCGCGATCTATGAGGCCACGAGGGGGCATATCTCTAGCCCGATTATAGAGCCGCGCTAGATGCCCGTAAAGTATTCTACTAAAGAGAGTTAACCGTTGCTAAGGAGTGATCACTCTTGGACTCCAGGCGCTTGCGCTTTCTATCCTAAGTAGGGCAATAATATACTTCGCAAAATAGAAACGGCTATATTGGAGATTCTTCAATCACACCGCATTCTTCGTTAAAGAGAAGAAACAATCCAGGCTTGAATAGATGTGGCGTATTCACCCGCCACCATGCCGCCGCTAGTGGGTTGACTCGTTCCAGGATGCGCACAGCGCCTTCCGTATCGACGGCATAGCCTCGCATGCGGGGACCTCCGAGTAATCCCTTGAGCCGCACCCCTAGCCAACTTCGCGGACCTGACTGGACGCCAACATGCTGCCATTCTCCAGTGGCGGGGTAGCCCGGAACCAGGGGAAGAGATAAACCGACCCAGGCATTACGAACTTCCTCGGGAGCCTCGCCCGTGGGACGCCTGACGATACGAACATTCATGTCAGGACGGCTTCTTTTCAGCCTTTCGTTCCTTCGCACGCTTCTGCTTTGCCTCTTCCTTCAGCACGTCATCCTTCGAGACTCGGAACATGGCGCGGAAGGCATTATCGAACCGCTGGGCTTCTGTCTTGCCGGGAACGTTGGGCGCTGGCTGTGGCTTCATTGGTTAAGGGCGGCTATCAGCTCGGTAGTT